TCTAGCTGTAGATAACGAACCTGATTTTGCAACTGTTTTAGTTTTGTTAACAATAAATGTGTAATCAGCAACAGTTACTAAATTAAAATCTTGTTGTGGATTTGTAGACGTTAAATAAGTTAATCCATCAGGAGTAACTACACTTTTATTATTACCTGCTAAATCATAAACTTTTATAGACTGATTATTTACAAGAACAGCATATTGTTCGTTGCTGTCTCTATTTATAATATGTACTTTACTATTTGTTAACGTATCAGTATTTAATTTTGCAATATGTTCAGTAGGAGGTCGTTTACCTAGACCAGTAATAATATCAGAAAGACCATTCTCTTGTATTGTTGCTTGATTTGGTAACTTTACTGTATCTGGTTGTTGGGACACCCCATTCAATAAATTTGGAATTGAATTTGAAATTAATCTTGCACTCATTATTCATCGCTAATTGTAGTTTTCGCAGGTTGAAAATTATCTCTGTCAATAACTCTGTATGTACTATAGTTATCAAAGATACTATGATCTCTAGTATCTCCTTCGTGTTCTTTTAATGCAGATAAAGCTGAAAGCTCATCAACTTGATGAAATGCGTGTAAAGTTTCTGATGCTAACATTCTATCTTGAAATATTCTAGCGGCTCTAATTGTAATATATCTTCTAGCCGTTTCTGGTAATTCTGTGAATTCTAAAAACCAAGTTATGTTAACTCTAATATCTTTAGTAATAGTATAAGTATGATTTTCTCTATCCCAAAGTTTTCTACCTCTTTCAACTAAATCTAAATCTGCATCTTTGTTTGAGTTATCTACTCTTAAACAATTTGAAGGTAAGACAATTTGATCAGATGAATTTTTAGCAAGTAAATAATTAGTATCAGTATTAAAATGCCACCCAACACTTTGTACTTCTCTTGATACATTATCTAATATTTGTATTGCAATAGAAACATCAGTTGTTGTTGAAGATGTGATTGTGTTAACTGGGCTTTCCCCAATCGCAGTAAGCATTGTATTTATTGCTTCTAATTTAGTTGTAACTGTAGTTGTCATAGTAAATTCTATTTAGTGAGAGGCGACCGAAGCCGCCTCCCAAGTGTAAACCAAACGTAATAAATTACGCAGATTTAATTTCAATCGAACAGATTGGATTTAGAGGTGCGTGACCCATAGCATATTTAGCTACCATTAACGTACCTTGTCTTTGGATTTGGTATTCCATCTCTGTAGACAAGTCCATTAATTTAACTGTTCCAACTGCATTTTTCTGCCAAACACAACCAACTGTGTTAGAAAAGTCACCTGCAAAGTTTGTAGATGAACCTTGACCAACGCCAGAGTTAATGTTTGTAGATGGTAAGTTGTTTGTAGGTACAATGTTAATACCTGCAACTTTTAATACTTTACCATCAGAGTAAGAACCTGATCCGCCCCAATCTCTGTTAATAACAGTAGTCGCTTGGATTAGATTGTAATATACCGCAGGAGAGACAGCACAATATCTGTCTTCCGCAGGCACATCAGCCGCATCTAATTTTTCAGCCGCACTAAAAATAGAAGCTGCCGCAGAAGCCGCATTAGTTGCGAAGTCAGCGTCAGTAATTTGTTGACCCGCCGCTTGTGGCGAAGCCGCACTTGCTCTACTATTTAAAAGTAGGTTTTGATAAACGTGCTTGTCCATTTGATTTGCAAGAGCTCTACCAAGTTCTTTTGAGTAGATTGATCTCACATCATAGTGGGACATAGCCTCATCTATTTTTGCGATAAATACTGGAGCAATCAATAAGTTCTCAATAGAGATTGTTCTCTCATTGTGAGTTATTGAACCACCAGTAATTTCGTTTCCTGCTGTGTGGTATGAAGCAGTTGCTTTACCAACGATAGGAAACTGTGCACTTTTTCCGTTAGAGATTGTTCTAACCAAGTGCTTATCTAGTGTCGAGTTTGCTGTTTCAAACGCAGTAATAACTTCTCCGCTAAAAATTTTCAGAAAAGAAGCTGTTGTACTACCTTGACCAGCATTCTGACCTATATTTGATACAGTATAATTTGACATTATATTTATATCTCCTTGTGTTTATAGGTTGTTGCTAATAAAGCATAGTAATTTCAGTTTCAGAATTATCCGTCCTCAAACGGGTTAAGTCTTACTCTTACGTGCTATTCTAGGACAGCAATTTATCCACAGAATTTTGTTAAATAACTTTTGATCTCGAAACTTTGTCTGCAACCATTTTTCTAAATGCACTATCTGTTGCATATCTAGGGTCAGCCATATCAGCTTTCATTTGACCAATACTTTCGTATGCTGATCCAGATTGTTGTGCGTTAGTTCCTGTTGCTAAAGTTGGTTCTTTAGTTTCAGATTGAAAACGAGCATACATACCTTTTATAGTAAATAATGCTGTTTCATTATCTTGACCAATGCTATCGTTAAATTGTTGTATTTCACTTTCAGGTAAATTTTCAGTTACCCAATCAGTCATTCTTTTATAGTTTTCTTCACCACCTGTGCTATCAAAAGCTTGTTGTTCAAACTTTTGTGCAACAGCATCTAAACCCGCAAGATAATTGTCTATGTAAGATTTAGGTAATCCTGCTTTTTCAAGAGATTGAATTGTGTTTTCACTTAACTCACCATTTTCTTCAAACTCTTTTTCAGCAGAAGAAAAATCAAAGTTAACAGGTTTATCTGCTTCTAATTTAGTTTCTTCTTTTGGTGCTTCAGATTGTTTTCTTTCCAACTCCTGATAAGATTTAATTAAATCTTCTTGGCTTTTAAATTTACCAAGTATTAATTCTTCTTTAACAGGTTCAGTAGTTGGAGCTGTTTCAGTAGTTGCAACGTTATTTGCATCATCAGCTTTCTTTATCATTTGTTCTTGGTACTCTTGCGTTTCTTTTACTTCTTCCGCAGGTACTTCTACTTTTTCAACCATTAGTTCTCCTTATTATTTTTGTTTCTTCGGTCTTTAAAACTATCCCTGACTATACCCATACCTTCTTTTACAACGGCAGGGGAATTTTGTTGCATCATCATTTGTTCTTGCATAGCTTGTTGTTCAGCTTGGATTTGTTCAGGAGATTTTATTAAACCTTCCATTTCAACTCCAAGTGAAGTACCAACTCTTTTTACATATTCATCTAAATTTAAGTATGTCATTAGTTGTTCTGCAAAAGGTTGTAGTTGGTTAACAAATGTATTTAATCTTTGTAAATCACTTGATCTACCTAATGCTTCTAGTCCTGTTACGATTTTAGGACGTATGCTATCTTTAGGTAAATTAGGTAATGCTTTCTTTCTTTCCATTTGAAACATCAATCTGTTTATCAATGGAAGTTGTAACTCTTGTGATAATAAAGAATAAAGACCACCTAAACTATCGTCTAATTCTTTTGATACATAATTTATTTCTGTTGCTGTAACTCTGTCATTATTTCTTTGCACAGATGTATTTAACATAAATGCAAATTGTAATCTTTCTTCAATTAATCTCATTGTTTGAAATGCAACATTAAAATCAGAAAATTTATTAACCTGAAGTGTAGTTACATCTTCAGCGTTACCCTCACGGATTGCTCCATTAGGGCTTTCAGATAAAGTTTTTAAACGAGTTGATCCATTTGGTTTTACTAAAAATAAAACTTTACTTGATGCCGCTGATCCTTCAACAACAGCTCTATATAAAGCTTCAAGACTACGAAGATCGCCAATATATTCTTCTATAAATCCTCTGCCGTAATCAGCATTATCTATAGAAGTGTAACGTAACGGTATAAATGCGTTTTTATCTATAGGATAAGTTCCTACAGATGAAGGTATAATTTTTTCGTATAACTCTTGATGTACTTCCCATTTTTTTCCGTTAGCTGATCTTTTAACACAAGTATAAATTTCACAAGTGTCATCATAACCATCTTTAGTTTTATCACCTTCAATTAATAACTTTTGTTCTTCTGTTAAAGAAGATGGTGCAACCATATCTTTTGTAATAATTTCTAATACATTACCTATTCCATCTCTTTTAATTACATATCTATCTAAATGATAAACTTTCATTTTAAGATCAGGTGTAATGTATAATAAAACATTACCTGCAATAATAAGATGTTTGATTGCTTCAAATAAAGCATTTCTAAAATTGTTAACTTCCATTTCACTCATAACAACTCGTTCAATAGAAGCCATAGCTTTTTCAAACTCGCCTTTCATATCATCTCGACCTGAAAGTTCTGACAAAGTAAACTCGTCAAGTGTTAGTCTAAAGAAAGGTTGATTGGGTGGAAGTAAAGCTAGAAGTAGCTTTGATGAAAGGTTATTAGTACCTCTAGCACCAATACCTTGATATGGAGTATGTAATGTTGTGTGTTTACTATGATACTCACGAGGCATAATAGATGGGATCGTAAATTCTGCACTATCTCGTGCTCTATCTAAAAATGGGTCTCTTATAGCTTCAAGAGTGTTATATCTCGATTTAGCTGTTGTATATTTTGCCATATTTTTTATCTATTAAGGTACGTTTGCACCACTTTGACTTGAAGTTCCACCTACCTGTAAAGGTATTCTTAATGCCTGTTTACCTCGTTTCCTCGAATAACTAACTCGGCTAGACGTTTTAGTTTGTGGGGCTTTTGGAGCCTTTTCTCTTAAACGAGTTGACGAAGCGTTAACTTCCGTAGCTGGAGGTGCTGGGGGAGCTGGAGGTGGTGGTGGTGGCTTGGGTCTAGAAAATCCACACATATTATTTTATATCTCCTATTATTGTTTCATTTAATAAATTGTTTTCTTTATCATTTAATATCTTTTTTAAATGTGATACGACACTTGATTGTCCTGCTTTAAACCACACTTTTCTTTCATTATCGTTAAGATCGGGCGATTTATCAGGGAATTGCTTTTCTAAATAATCAATTAATTCTTGTGAAATCATAGTTATATCCAAGAGAGCAACTATTTAGGCTGTATTTTAAGGGGGATTGGTACTACTTTTAGTACGTTTTTGGTAGGAATGACCATAGTGTTACCACCTTCTGCAATAACATATTTGCCATTTTTTTCATCGGTTGTGAAATCAGATGCTAAAATAAAAGCGTCTTCAGTTTTATTAATTAAGAAACCAACACTTATACATATTGTTGGTAGCATCTGTTCTATTGTGGAAAGTTCGTTCCAACTACTATCGGAGTTTGCATCTTCCCAAAGTACAAAAACAAACTTATACTTCGGGGGGTTTTGACTGATCCATTGTAGGATTTTCTTTAGGAGTTTCTTCATTATTTTTGGTTACCTCATTTTCAAATGTTTTATCAACACTTGGGTTAGTAGTATCTTCTTGTTTTTTTTCTGTTTCAGGTAAAGGGTCTAAAGGTAATTCTTCTAAAGTTGACCTTGTTGTATTTTGACCTACTATTGTATAAGTAGCTTTTACAGTAGGTGGAAATGTTTTATCTGTGTCAGGAGTTCTAGCATAAAACTCATCTTCATATAAAATATCAACATTTAACCAAGTTCTTTTTTTCCATCTTTTTACGTGTGCATTACTCATAATCTCTCTCTTTTATCATTTCTAAATAATGAATTGCTTTATCTATATCTTTTGCTTTACCTTTCTTCTTGTGACGACAAATATATTTTATAGCATTACCTTCTGCAAAT